TCCGGTACACCATAATTCACGCCCTCTGTTTCGTTCTCATAGCCACCGAATTTCTCCAGCCATTTCTGCGACAGCTTCATGCGTGAATTTTTCTGATACCCGCCGTATGCGCCCGTCTCTCCGGTGATAATCGCATGACGCACGGTTTTGTTCTTCTCCGAAGGGTTCTGCAGCAGCTCAATCTTCGATGCAATCTCCTTCGATAACACCGGAAAGCCGAACTCCTGAATGATTTTCGCCTTATTCCAGACTGTACCGTCCGCCCGCTTCAACGGCTGAACCCGCTCAATTCCGAGCTGCTTATGTACTTCCTGTATGCTCCTGTCCTCCAGATGGGACACGCTGATGCCGGGTACATAAATCCCGATGTTCCGCAGGAACAGGAACAATGTAATGCTGTCCAGCCCGCCTACCGATACATGGCAGTTCAGCCCTCTGGCACAGCACTCATTATAAAATTCCCACGCCCGAATATAGGCATAATTCTTTTTGAACTCATAATCCATTTTCATCTTGACGTTGAAGTCCGCCATCTTCCGCTCCGCACCAATGGCTTCCATCCGCTCTAATACATTTTGCATTTTCCTCACTCCTCAAATCACCCCATGCAGTTCCTTCATGGTTTCAAACTGTCTCCCGCACATTTCCGGCAGATTTGCCCTTACCAGAGCTTCTGCGAACGGCGGCGGCACCGCATTTCCGCAGCGTGCGACCTGTTTCGTTTTGCCGTATGCCTTTCCTGTATAGTCATGGTCGATGATGTAATCGGGCGGAAAACCATTTGCTGCATACAGTTCCCTTGGTGTCAGCATCCGCAGTCCGATATCACTGATGAAGTACATCGTCCCATTGACATCCAGCAACAGGATTTCATCCGCTGCGATTGCATACCCGCAGTACGCATTCAATAGCTCTCTGACTTCATTCCAGTGATGCAAATTCATTTCCGACTGGCTCATTTTCACTGTGACAATGCCGAAATGCCCTGCGGATGTTGTAACCGTATGCAAGGGCTCGTCCGGCTTCTGTCCGATGCCCGTTTTGTAAAATTTGGAAATAAAGGTTTCAACCAGACCATTGTGGTCTACAGCCGTAACCGTTCCAAGCGGCGTATTTGCATCACTGCCGTTCCCTGTATAGCCGCCGCTGAAAAACTTTTCCATGTGAGCCATGCAAAGGCACTCCCTGTCCTTCGTAGTTGAGGTATGTAAGGGACTATTCACATCCAGCGGTCTGCCATTCTGGAAGTATTCCGCCAGATATGCCACAGAAAGTCCGTATCGGTTCGCCGCATCCAGCGTCATTATCGGTTCATCCATCCCCTGACCTCTCACCCTTTCCGATTGCTCTGTGTGATACTGAATCAGAGAAGGCATCGCAAGGCATTGTTCAGCCTTGGATACTGCTATAGCAGTCATTACAGGTGTTGCCAGACCATATCCATGCTTTCCTGTAATTGTCGGAATGGGTTCTTTCAGTTCCTGACCCCTAAATTGTTCTCCTTTATGGTTCACTTGTACAATAAACGGACTAAGTTCCGGTTGACACAGGTACTGTTTTCCGCTGCTTACAACAGTACTTACAGGTTCTTTAATATCATGCACCCTCGGTGCCTGCCCTTTTCTTTCCCCGTAACCAATAGGAACAATAAAAGGCTCTTTATTCTGCAATACAAATTTCTCGATGCCTCTTGCAATGCGTTTCTGTGTATTTACCGCCAAAGGGCGCACAGCACGGATACCGTATTTTTCTTTGATTTCATCCGTTGTGTCAAAAATAGACGGGCATGGAATCGTCCAGTCGATAATCTCCGCCGCTCCTCTCCATGGCTTACATTTTCCGTTTTTTACTTCTTCGCTGTCCTTCGGCGCATGGGTGCGTTCCGGCCAGATAATCTTCTTTCCGTCACATCTGGCAATCAGGAAAAATCTCTTTCGGATGGTCGGCGCACCATAGTCCGCCGCTACAAGCTCCCGATGTTCTATCTCATAGCCAAGCACCTGTAGCTGCTCCTTCCACTTGCGGAAGGTTTCGCCGCGCCTGCTTTTCACAGGCTTTCCTTTTCGCGCCGGACCCCATGTCTGAAATTCTTCCACGTTCTCCAAGATGATAACTCTCGGCTTAACCGTCCCCGCCCATTTCAGCACAATCCATGCCAGACCGCGAATATTTCTGTCTACGGGCTTACTGCCCTTCGCTTTGGAAAAATGCTTGCAGTCCGGAGAGAACCACGCCAGCCCGACAGGTCTGCCCCTCGTGACCTCCCATGGGTCTACGTCCCATACGCTTTCGCAATAATGCCTCGTTTGCGGATGATTCGTCTGGTGCATCAGAATTGCATCCGGGTCGTGGTTGATGGCTGCATCCACCGCTCTGCCTGTGGCAAGCTCTATCCCTGTCGAGGCACCGCCTCCGCCTGCAAAATTGTCTATTATCATTTCCTCAAAAAAATCTATCTGCCTCATTCCCTCACTCCTCAAAACGGCAAATCATCAGTTTCATTTCTCCACCTCACTATACAGCCAATACTGTCCGACTTCTGGACCCTCGACAACCACAATCGTTCCCAGCGGTTCAACGATCTTTCGTTTGTATGTATCCAAAATTTCTCTATCGGCAAATTTCTTGTAATTTTCCAAGATCTCTCCGAATTTTGCCGATGATTCAATGGCGGTTTTGTATTTACATTCCGCATTGGAAATGCCGTGTTCGCATTTTGCGATTTCCTTTGCATCTCCGTTTTCCTTCGCCGCCGCAAGCAGTGCCTGTTTCTTTTCCATAATCTGCGGATGGTTTTTGATTCGCGCATCCGCATCTTGCTTGTATTTTGTATAGGCGTTGAAATAATACTTCTCCGCCTCTCTCAATTTCTTTTTCGCTTCGTGTTTCTGCCCGATGAACACAAAACCGCTTGCCGCACCGATATACAGCCAATCATCATCGGGGATGGTTTTTAATAATTCCTTCAGCTTCACTTTATCACTCCTCGCTTTTTCCCGACCATCGTCATATACCGCAGATGTGCCAACCAACAGAACCAATCAAAATTCAGTGCATCTCCCTTGTTCAGCACTTCTCTTGCATCTGCAATCAGCCCATCTTTCTCCGCTTCCACAAACGCATGAAACACCGCTACATCTGCGTATGCTCTGCGGCGTACAATTTTGGAAACCATGAACCGCCTGTAATTGCCATTCAGATAATCGGAAATTTTGTCATATTCCGTTTTCCATTTTTCCAGTTCAGCCTTGGGCAAATTCAACGCCTTGCCTCTGCGTTCCACCTGTTTGATATAGTGCTGCATTTCATCATCTGTCATTCTCTGCATGAAAACCACCTCTTAAAACGGACATTCGGTGTCCCCCGGCAGAACATAAAACCCGGAATCACACGCCGATTTCTGCATTTTTTCCCAGCCATAAGACCTGTCGGAATCCCTGCTGCACGTTGCAATCCGTTTACTGGATTTGCTATACTGCGTTTCAATCGCATTTTTCCCAACAGCCAATCTGCCTGTCAGTCTGTTTTTGGTTACGTTGATATGCCCTGCACCCTCTGTGCCTGCGTTTCTGCCATAGAACACAACCGTATCCACCTTGTTGGAAATATCTCCGCTGCCCGAAATATCATCGTTTGTCATTTCGCCCTCCTTCGTCTTGCGGGGGTGGGCTACCAACATGATATGCACGTTGTATTTCATGGCAATGCTTTTCAAATCCCAAACAAAATTGCTCTGTGCGGTATACAAATCTCCCTTGCCGTCAACACGCTCCATGGCGGTCATTAGGTTGTCCAAGCAAATCAGCTTCGCGTCATACTGCTTGATGACCTTCTCGACCGTTGCCACCAGCGTTTCCATTTCCGCTGTCGATTCGGGGATATAGGCGTTATCGTAAATATAAATTTTATCGCTGTACCAATCATTGATTTTGTCCTGCACATCCGCACCGACGGAATAATATTCCTCGCCGAACGCATCCGTTCCCTTCGTCAGATAATTGGGGCCTGCAAGCTGCATATCCAGCCAACGCTTGAAATGGAAATCGGGCAGTTCCCCGGAATACGCAAACACGTTCCAGGATTGTTCGATAGCCTCCGCTATAATCTGGCTAACAAGGGTGCTTTTCCCTTCGCCACGCCTGCCCGACCACAAGGAAACCTGTCCCAGATACAGACCACCGATAACCCGATCCAGCTCATACAGCCCTGTTCTGATTTTCGGCATATCGTTTAAATCAACCGATTTCACATCAGACAGCTTCTTGACGTTTTTCAGCTTTGGCACCTCTGCGTTTTCGACCGCCTGCACGATTGCGCTTTTGCCATACTTCCGCAGGATATCGTTTGCATCCTTTTCCCCCAGATAGTCCTTGATGCGAACCACACGCACCCTTTGGCTTACTCGTGCCTGCAATTCATTTACCAGTGTAACCTGTCCGTTTTCGTTATCCCCGAACACGATGATTTCCCGAAATTCGTCAATCCAGTCCGCACAGTGCTGATACCATGTGAACCCTCTCGCCCCCGTTGGAACGGAAACAGCATTTTTGATTCCTGCCTCAGCCAAGCTCAAGCTGTCAATCTGCCCTTCTGTGATAACCAGTGTCTCCCTGTCCTCACACTGCTGCATACCAAACAGAATCGGCTTTGCCCCTGTTTCGCTCCACTCTTTGTTTTTGTCCTTCGTTTTGTCAAAATTCGTTTTCCGATATTTCACAAACTGCATGATGTTGTTTTCGTCATAGAACGGAAAAACCAACACGTTCGGGCTATCCCTTGCGGTTGTGATGCGATACCTTCTGCACACCGCCTCGCCAATCCCTCTGGATTCCAGATATGTAACCGCCGCCGGTCTGGTTTCAATTTTCTTCTGCGGTAGCTGCTTATATTTTTTGGTTTCCCCAAAATCCAGTTCAAAACCGAAATCTCTTGCCAGTTCCACAAAATGACCATGTTTCCCACAGCCGGAACGAAAACAGTTGAATGTCCCGTTTTCCAGATTGATTGAAAACGTATCCTTGTCCCCGTGGTTGCCGCCGTGGCAGTAGGGGCATTGGCTGAAAAACAATTCGTTTCCCTTTTCGTGTTTTTCCGTCTGTATGACTGCGGCAAAATCATACACATCCTGCTTGTTATATTCATAGCTCATCTGCCAGCCTTCTCTCTCCAATCCTCCTCGGAAGGTTCGGGGGGAACCCCTATATTTACTTCTTTACATTCTTTATTATTCTTAACATTCTTAAGATGTTGCCCTTTGTTTGCCCCTTGCTTGCCCTCTGCTTGCCCTTTGTTTGCCCCTTGCTTGCCCTCTGCTTGCCCTTTGTTTGCCCCTTCGCTTGCCTCGTCAAATTCCAAAACTTGATATTTTTCCCAATTTACAACGGTTATAATGGTATATCTGTTTGTCGATTCGCTTGCCACTTCGCCTGTCGATTTTAGCTTGTTTAGTGCAGTTCTTATCTGCTTAACGCTAAAACCCAGTTCTTCCGCCAAATGTGCATAGCTTGTAATGACCTGCCCCTTTTCGATGGTTCGTCCCATCCATTGACTTTCCCGAAAACTGGCGGTTAACAGCAGATGTAGAAATAAATCTTTCACAACATAGTCTTGGTACCATCCCCATTGGACTAATTTTCTGTGTACCTTCACAAATCCGTTTAACCTCTGCATTTAACCACCTTCTTCCATTTCTTCCTGTAACCGATTCCGCAAATGATACCGAAATAGCATATATATAAATTCGCCCGTCAGAGCCGTTGTATTGAACCAAATATGCAAGCCGTACCGAAACCCCCAACTAAGCAAATTGCCCGTCAGAGCGGCAGGATGAAGGCGAGAGAGGTATAAATGATTCTTTATCTTGCTCCAGTTGGTATCCTCAACCAACAAATGCACCTCTGCGCCCTTCTCCCTTGCCCGCTGAAATTCCCTTGCAAATCGTTCCCGACCATATGTAAAATTGCCGCATATCTCGTCCAGATTGGCTTTCCGCTCAACCGCAATCGTCCCGCTGCAATCCGTTTCCGTTCCGTCCGGTCTGACGTATTTATACGAATAGTCCCCGAAATCCAGTTTTTTAGATTCATACGGACAGCCCAAGCTATCCAGTGTCGCCCGTATGTGCTCCCACTTTTTCTCTCTGGTATCCACCAGAATCACGATGGATTTCAACGCTTTCTCAATCTCGGCATCGTTCCATTTCCGTCCCATGATTAAAACGGCAAATCGCTGTCATCTGCGGTATCATCCACAGGGAAAAAACCATTGTCACCAGTGCTTTTTTTCAACATCAGTTTGTCTGGCACCTTGAATTTTCCGGAACGAATGGCATCAACCGTTCTGAAACCTCGACAGGTTACAAAAAATCCATGATTGCCGTTAAATTCATATTCTTTCTCGCCAAATACCGCCCCGACGATCTTCCCTTTCAGCTTTTTTTCATCGAAATCAAATTCATACCCTGCGTTGCTCGCTTCGATACATGCAATCTGATTTGCGAAATAGTCTTTGTTTCTGTCCTCGTCTGCATCGTTGGGAATTGTCAACTGTCTGGTGCCTTTCCACTTCTTTGGCTCCTGCTGGTTGCGGTAATCGTTTGCATAAAATTCCTTGTGCTCGCCCTCCAAGATATCAAAACTGATTTTCAGAACACTGCCCCAAGTATATGTGACTTCCTCCGCATCCATAATTTTGATAACGTAGCCGCCGATCGGCAGCTTTTCCCTTTCCTGCGTAGGTGTTCCTTTTCTGTATCCGTTGTACGCTCTCATGCTTGTCCTCCTTAATTTTTATAAATTCCAATATTCTCTGATGGCTTTATCCACAGCCTTCAAATCGTTGTCAATTTCCAATGGAAACATTTCCATCGGGCTTTTCGCCGTTGTGTATCCGTCTGACTGCGTGATGAATTTATGCGTTGTACCATCCGTCACAGCCAACAGCACAATGGAAAACAGCCCTTCCACAGTCAACTGGTTGTCCAACATTTTCCCGATTGTTTTGGCTTTGATTTTTCCCGTATCGGATGTTTCTACATGGTGCAGAAAATAGACAATCACATCATTCGGCATTTGTTTGATGACAAAATCCAGCATATTACGGAAACGCAGTGCAATATCCGTAAATTTGCCGTACCCCGTTTCCTTCGCCCTGTCGAACATTTCAAACGCCAATAAATACTGTGAATCGTCCACAACATAGGTTTTGTATCCCTTTTTCTGCATTTCTTTCCCGATGGTTGCGTATGTTGCATTTGGTACTGTGTCCAGCTGTTTCCGAAATGGAAGGGGTTTGTTTGCGACATTGAAAATTAGCACTTCCCCCTGCTCAAAATTCCGCAGGCTTGTGCTTTTTCCGCTGCCGCTTTCGCCCAAAATCAGCACAGGAATCCCCATAGTCCATCACTCTCCCTCAAATTTTCCGTTTCTGGCATCCTCAACCATCTGCTCTTGGATGGCATCCATTTCCTCTAAAATCTGCTTTTTGCGGTTATACAGCCCCGCAATCTGCCGCTCTGTTTCTCGCAGATCCATACTCAGCTCAAAATTTTTCTGCAAATAGTCCTGTCTGTTCACCAGACTTCCTCCCTTCTGATGCAGTCATCGCACCCAATCGGCTCTCCGTGCCCGTCGAAATAGAAATATTCACAGGTGCGACTGCCGCAAATGATACATTCCGGCTCGATTTTCTCATATTCCGGCTCCGTTCTGATATCCTCGGTGTAGTCCATCAGGAATCATCCCTTTCCGGCACATCACCCAGCATGACTAAAATTTCTTCCGGTTTGATGTATGTATCTGTTTTCAGATACGCCACAACCGCCTTAACCCTGCCGTTCAGCTCCCACAGCTCCTGCATATCGTTTTCGGGTGTTAAATTTGTATCTCTCATTGATTTTTTCCTCACTTTCTGGTATTTTGGTTGTATGTATTATTTCTTTGTCCCCGAAACGGTGCGCCAACACCTCTGGGGACGTTTTTATTTCTTTGGCAATTCCCTGCCGTAAAACACATTTCCGATTGCAAAGGCAATCATCGTGCCCGAAATCAGATAAAACATCATCCTACTGTCGGGATTCTCCAGAATCCATACTAAGCCGCACTGCGCCAACAGCGTCCCGAAGAATACCACCGCCCAACGCAGCAAACCACGGCGCAGGTAGAAAAACCGCCGTTTCCATTTACTTTTCATAACTTAACCACCTCGCTCCCTTCCTCGAAAAATTGTCCGTATCTGAATGATTCTGTGTATTTTCCAAAATCCACCGTAAACACAAATGGATACATCCCTGTGACCGTTCCTGTTTTCTTATCTTTTTGCATTGGTCCTGTGCTGCTCTCTCGGAAACACACGATTTTCTTAATCTTTTTCCCGATATACAGCCTTCCTTCCAACACCTGCTTCATTTCCTCCAGAGTTGCGCCGCTGCGCTTCATTCCGCCCTTCATTCCGCCACCCCTGTCTCCAGAGGAACGATGTTGTTCGGGTCGGATACATCGTAGCCCTCATACTTCCGCAGAAACTCCTCCACCGCTTCTCTGCGGCATTTCAGCTGCCCCAGCTTCAGAAACGGCAGCAGCCCCGCATCCTTCAACCCATACACTCTGGTGGGGTTGCATTTCAAAATCTGCGCAACCTCTTTTACTGTGTAAAGCATCGGCTCCATAAAAACACCTCTTTTCTTATCTTTCAGAATCTTCCATTTTTCACCCATTTATGCTATAATTCTCTCGAAAAGGGGGCGATTTTATTATTGAATGGCTAGTTCATCTGAATAGTACAAACGAGTATTTTTCCCTTCTGGTTTCTTTTTCTGGAATACTTGGATTTATGCTATCTGTTTGGTTACTTATAAAATCTCACTCTATCAATAAAACCTTGAAAATAATATCTCAACAAGAGATCTACAACACCAATAGCAACCTCTATGCTAATCGTTTTTCAGGTTTTAAAGAAAGTATCCTGATAGACGGTGACAACTCCAGCAGTTTATTCCATAGAATCTTAGAGGACATTTATCGCGTTGAGAAAGAATTTCACTCACTATTCTCTTTGCGAGAAAAATTGACTTTTTTATTACTAAAGCATGAGCTAAAAAAGAAAACCAAGAATACTGATAAAATATGTACGTATCTTGATTATTTTATTGGCCACTTGCGCATAAAGGAGGACCATCATGGCAAATGTTGAAAACCTTATTCACTCTTTAATCCAAAGAACTAAAGATAAGAAGATTCTTTGGGAATATCTTGCAGGGTTCCCAAAATTAAAAGACCTTTCAATCCATGTTGCTACAGCAAATTCAGATTACTTTCTCGATCCGAATGATTTTGATATGGATTTTTCATTTTATGCAGAATACAAAGATGGTTACTTTGTTCTACTTAATGTCGAACCGAAAATTCTGCTATTTGCTTTTCCTACGCTGGATGCCCGTGTAAAGGCTCCGCTAAACGCGCAATATCAATTCCAGACAGAATTGGTTAGATTGTCCAATTTAGCATCCAGACAACATCCAAATGTAGAAGACTTTATCGATGAATTTCTTGCAGACAAAGACTAATTTTCATCCAAAAAGTCATCTATAAATTTCTCTACATCATTCCGAAAATCGATTTTAATCCCAAACCGTTCTTCAATTATTTTTGTAAGAACGGTTATTTTTTGTTCTATTTCGTTTATGCGTTCACTTGTCTGCTCCACTTCCCTCACCTCCCTCTTAGCTTGCGTCCTTATCTTTTTACTGGTCTTTCTTCGTTATTTTCAATAACGCTTTAAGCGTTATTTTCAGGCAAAAAAATAAGCTGATTATATCTCACATCGTATGTATCCTCAATCTTTTTCAGAATCGGAATATCCGGATAAGTCTTTCCTTTTTCGTAGTTTGCCAAGGTTTCTACCGTAATTCCAATCAATTTCGCCGCATCTTTCTGTGTCAAGCCCTTGCTTACTCGGGCTGCTTTCAATGTAATTTTCAAAATTCTCACCCCTTTCATACTACGATAATAATACGCTTTATGCGTTTTGTCAATGCTAAAAGCGTAATTTTTTTATTTTTATCTTGATTTTTTTTTGTTTTTAGCGTATATTGTCATTAGAAAGGGAGTGAGCCTATGAGCGACCTCGGAAACAAAGCCATTATGGCTGAAAATATAAAATACTATATGGATTTAAATAATAAGTCAAGAAATGATATGTGTGAGGCTCTTGGATTCAAATACTCCACTTTTACTGATTGGGTAAATGGGAAAAAATACCCTCGCATTGATAAAATCGAAATGATAGCAAATTATTTTGGCATCGAAAAATCAGATTTAGTCGAAAAGCGAGATAAGTCCCTCCCCGAAGGCGCCATCCCCTACGTTCCCGAACCAATGGTAAACGTCCCTCTGGTCGGCTCTGTGAACTGTGGCACGCCGCTATTCGCCGAGGACAACATTGAAGGCTACATCCCCACCCCCGAATCTGACCTCCAGACGGGCGAAACCTACTTCTGGCTCAGAGCCAAGGGGGACAGCATGATAAACGCAGGCATCCATCATGGTGATTTGCTCCTTATCCGCCAACAGGCTGATGTGGATAATGGGGATATTGCCGTTGTCGCCGTCAATGGTGACGAGGCTACCCTGAAAAGAGTGAAAAAACAGGAAAATGCGCTGATTCTCCAACCCGAAAACCCCGCCTGCGAACCGAAAATCTTTGTTGGCAAGGATATGGAAAATATACATATCCGAGGTAGGCTGATGCAGCTTAGGAAGGAATTTTAGATTTTTAAAAAAAACTCCCCCTGTGATACTGCCATATCACAAGGGGAAAAGAAAGTCGTTGCCTAACAACCCTCCGAACAGAAAATATCACAATTCGTGAACTTTGTCAAATTTAGGAGGATTATGCTATGAAAAAAACATTTACTACTTGGTGGGCATTGCTTATTGCATTCTCTTTGCTCTCACTTTTCCTGCCTGGCTTTGCTGTAGTGGCTATCATTCTGCTGCTTGTAAAACGGAGGGTCTTTCTTGAAGCACTTGAGAAAGCAGATGTAATCACAGATGCAGATGCTTATGCTACACAAAAACACTCGGATGCAGATGCTTATGAATCTGAACGGCACGCATCCGCCGATGAGTACCATTCCAAAAGAACCGATGCTGCAGATAGCTACTATCATGAAAAAACCTCTCAGGCTGAAATTGATTTAAAACAATGGAATGAAAAGATTTCCAGCGCAGACAAAGATCTCAAGGCTATAAAAAAGCAGAAAACAGAATTACTCCAGGAAATCGAAGAACTCTCCAAGGAAAGTATTGTTGTTGCTGCAAATTTTGAAGTAGATGAAACGATTTCTTCCGAGGAATATAAAAATAAACTGGCACTTTTGAAAACAAAGCTGTCTGAATTTGTAAAAAATGATAAAGCACTTATTATCAATTCCTATGGAGACAAAAAGGCAATTCGCGATAATTCCAAACAGATCCTGCGTTGCTTCGAGGCTGAAAGCGCCTCTATCATCAAGGCGGTAACTACAAAAAATGTAGATACCCAAAGAAATAAACTGAACAAATCCTTCGAGAACTTAAATAAGCTTTTTGAAGTAGACGGCGTAAAGCTGACATTTGATTTCTTAGAATGTAAATTAGAGGAGCTAAACCTGACCTATGCTTATCAGCTTAAAAAGGAACAGGAAAAGGAAGAGCAGAAAGCAATCCGTGAACAAATGTTAGAAGAAGAAAAGGTTCGCCGTGAAATTGAAAGAGAAAAAGCGAAAATCGAAAAAGAAGAAAAGCAGTTCAAAAACGAAATCGCAAAGCTCATGGACTACCTGCAGAAATCCTCTGATATCGAAAAGCAGTTGTATATTGATAAGATTAAGGAACTGGAGGATAAGCTGAAATTAGTTGAAAAGGATAAGGCAAACGTCCTCGAAAGAGAACAGAACACACGTGCAGGCTATGTATATATTATCTCAAATATCGGCTCTTTCGGTGAGAATGTTTATAAAATCGGCATGACCAGAAGATTAGAACCGCTTGACCGTGTGAAAGAATTAGGGGACGCATCTGTTCCTTTCGAATTCGATGTCCACGCAATGATTTTCAGCGAAGATGCACCTACTCTTGAAACTACCTTGCATAACACCTTTAAGGCAAATCAGGTAAACAAGGTAAATCCCAGAAAAGAATTTTTTAGGGTTTCTCTTCCTGAAATTGAAAAGGTTGTTAAAGAAAACCATAACGCAACCGTTACCTTCACACAAGTTGCAAAAGCCGAACAATATAGAGAAAGCTTGCGTTTAGCCGAAGCAGCAGTTTAATAAACAATAAAAAATCCCCCTTCCTGCGCCAACAGGAAAGAGGATTCTCATACGGCGGTATTTGTATAACCACCTACTCGCAATAGGATTATACCACGATACCGCCTTATTTTCTATACCTATTTTTCAATTAAGGAGGAATGCTTATGAAAGGCGGAACACGAAAACGTGGTAAAACATGGTCATATTATTTTGATACCGCTCAGGTCGGCGGCAAAAGAAAGAAAATCGAAAAGGGCGGATTCCGTACCAAAAAGGAAGCGGAAACGGCTCTGGCGAAGGCTATCGCGGAATATGAAAACTCCGGACAGGTCTTTCAGCCTTCCACCATCAGCGTCAGTGATTATCTGGACTTCTGGTATGAGCAGTATTGCAAAATGAATCTTACAGAAAATACGCAGCAGACCTACGCAACGCTGATCCACAGGCACCTGAAACCGCAGTTCGGTGCATATTATTTAAAAAGCCTACAGGCGGCAGCCATTCAGGAATACATAAACCAGCTAAAGGCGCAGGGCTATTCCAAAGCAACCATACGCTCTATCTTTGTTGTCCTCTCTACTGCGATAGATTATGCTGTTCAGCCCTTGCAGTATATCCGAGAGAATCCCTGTCGGTTTGTAAAGATAGGTACTGTCGCAAAGCCGGTCAGAGAGCGCATCGTGCTGACGGATGCAGAATTTGACCGCATCCGGAAACGCTTTCCCGTTGGTTCTCGCTACTATATTCCGCTTATGATTGGCTGGAACTGTGGGCTGCGTATCAATGAGTGCTTTGCCCTCACATGGGACGATGTTGATTTTGAAAACTGCACGCTGTCTGTAGAGCGTCAGCTTATCCGCAGGAACATCAACGGCAATCTGGGGTTCTCCCTCAAAGAACCAAAGTACAACTCCAAGCGGAAAATAAAATTCGGGGAATCCCTTTACCGAATCCTCAAGGCAGAGAAAAACCGACAGCTTAAAAACGAACTGAAATATGGCGAATTCTACACAGTATATCAGCTTGTCGATTTTACGGACGAAAAAGGAGCGCCTCGACAGCGAATTGTCGGCACACAAAAAATCCTTTCCACAGGCGCGCGGCGAATCAATTTTATCTGCGTTGATGAAAACGGAGAGCTGACAACCAAAAACAGCTTTGCCTATTGCCAGAGAGTCATCCGGCAGGAGCTTGGAATCAATTTTGATTATCACAGCCTGCGCCATACCCATGCCACAAAGCTGATTGAGGCAGGTGCCAACGTGAAGGCAGTTCAACAGCGGCTCGGGCACAAAAACATTGTAACCACAATGAATACCTACGTTCACCACACAGACGAAATGGCACAGACCGCAGCGGATTTATTTGAAAGCGTTGTAAATGGCTTGCCACCCAAATGAAATTTACGGTGGCAAATGGGTGGCAAATCTCCAAAAACATCAACCCAACACCGCAGAAACGCTGATAACACAATAAAGAAAACATTCGCATATTTTAACAAAGCCTTAAGTTTCTATTCACACTTTGTCCATATTTTTACAGTATACTACAAAAGAAGTCGAAAGGACGCCCCCTTTTACTTCCGCCTGCAGTCCCCTTCCCCGAAAGGCTGCAGGCACCCCTTCCCCTATTGGAAGAAAAATATTGAAAGAAAAAAACAGACAACTACCTATATTTGGTTTATCATAGTAATATACCCTCCCCTTTACAGAAAAAGCAGCCCAAACAGGCTGCTTTTTCTGTAAAATCGAAATCAGGGCACCCACATGCAACAACGCAGAGCCCATCTCAAAAATACTTCGTATTTTTTCGTTGTGGCGCTCGCCAAATATCTGCAA